TTTGTTGTAAGTTCGCGTATTTCTGTACCGTCTTTTAGATCTACTTTTAGTTGTAACCGCATTGCGTTGTCCTGTTCTCGGCCAGTTGTGGCGCGTTTAATTTATGGCGTGATGTCCGCGGTGTAATTGCCGCCAAGCAGTTCTATGTCATATACGGCTAATTCACCGAGGTTAGAATTTATGACTGGTAATGCAGAAAGAAAGGTTTTGTCTAACTCAAAGCCCGGGTTAGTTGCTGACAATGCAGCGGTTGTCGGTGTCACGCGAATAAAACATTGAGTGCCGACAAGTGCTGATAAAACTGCGTAACTTTCCGACGCGGCGTACGACGCATAAACTGTGAGTGATGCAGAATTACTTTGCAACCCGCCCGTGTTTGTTCGTGCGGTAGAACCAAACGCCGTGTTTTCTAATGCCTCGACAAGAAAGTTGACCGTGCAGGCTGAGACTTGATCGGTGATGTCTGTTGTTGAAGCGCTTGTCGCGCCGATTTCAACTTTAGAATTGCTTAGATATGTGCTAGTGGCCATGCTCACTCCTTGATGTGTTACTTATAGTTTTACCATAGCGCACGCCTAACCGTGTGGATACGCTCACGCGGTTTGCGCCTGCAAGCCAACTGCCATGTCGTAGCACGGATATTCTTGGCCGCCTATGTCGAGTGTGCCGGGTCGTCCTGACATTGCAACTATTGTTGATCCCAGCACGGTTGCTGTAATTTGTAGGATCTCGCGCAAGACTGGTAAGCCCGCTGGCCCGCTGCCAACGACCTTAATTGGAAAGTCCATGCGAACAATGTTGCCGTTGCCTGCAATTGTCGTGAAACTTGGTGCAGTAATATAAACGCAGTTAGGGACGAGCCGTGTTGGGTCGTTTACAACGCGTAGCCCTGTCACCGCGGTTAGTGTCGCCGTGAGATCGTCCAGCGCCTCGTTAAATAGATCGGTGTACGGTGACGGCATTACGCAACCGCGGGTCGGTCAATACCTAACAACTGTTTAACAATCGGTGTCATGGATTGCTGCGGTGCTGTACCCATGTTGTCAAACGAAGCAAACACGTTTTCTAGACTGCCTCGACTGCGCCACAACGCCGCGCAATACATAATCGTTCCTAGCGTTACGTCACCGCTAGGCGACGTAGCCAGCGCGTCGTTGTACCCTGCCTCGGCGCGCCTTCGACTGCAGAACTGGTTGCCAGCGCTAACGGCCTGTGTTGCCAGCGTGTAATCGTCCGACGGGTTAGTAATAGACACGCCTAAATAAGTGACAAGGTTTGCAACCGTAACCCACGTGCACGTTGGCGTAAACGAAACTGTTCCGGTATAGATCGCAACAAAGTCAACGTCGCTACCCGTGCAAGCAAACAAAATTTGATTAGGGATTGCAACCGTTGTGTCAAAGATCGACTTGCCTGTTGTGCTGTCTACTCCCTCATACTTATATTGCGGGCATGACAACACGGTGTAAGTGCCGTTAAACGGTGATCCAAGACTTGCAACAACTACCGTGTCACCAACCTGTATGTCGGTTGGTTCAAGCGTGGATAAGCACGCGTAATTATCTAATAATTGTTTAGATGCTGTTAGATAAGTTGCCATAGCGGTTAAGCCGCTTAGCGACTAAGCGATTACGATGCCTTGAATAAATGATGACTTGGCAACGAACGTTGCAAAGTATCCGTAGTAACTAAATGTGCGTGCCAAAATACTTGGCGCTGGTACGGACAAAATGCCCTGTTGCGCTTCGTAGATCTCAAAGCCCGGTGCGTAAACAACAAGCATTGTGTCGGTTGCAAAATTGTTGTCAACAACTAATTCAAGTCCAAGGACGTTCATTTTGTTGTAGCCTAAGCCAGTTGTTTTACCGATTGAGTTTTGACCTAAAACGCCGTCGGTCGTGTATCCCAGTACCGGACGGTTTGACGCGTCTAATTGACGGCCTAATTTTTCCCATACGTTTGGTGACACGCAAAGATGCGTTGGAAAATAATTGCTGTCCTCGGTAATCTCGCGCGCTGCGTCATACAACGCGTCAATCAAAGTTGCTGGGTTGTCTTGGTCAAATGTCCAAGTTGATCCCGATGCTGTTTTGCCTGCAACAAGTGCGTCGGCTGCAACGTCATCAGTCTTTATTAGATACTCGCCTGCAAGATCGTTCAAGATTAAATTCATTGACGCAGGATCAGTAAAGTCCATGTCCTGTTGAGTAATTGTAACTTGCCCAGCCACGGTGGTCTTAGTGACTGTATTCGAGGCAATGACCATTGTTGTTGCACTAACTGCAGCGCCTTCAGTTTGTGTTGCTGTTGAAGTGTGCGTAGTGATCGTTGGTCGGATAAAAGTTTTGCTAGGTGTGTTTGGCATTGAGCGCGCACCAAAAGCGGTGACAACTGGACGCACAAAATTAAGATCTTGAAACAACGGCCCAAGAACTGGTACTGGCAAAAGACCCGGTGTATCGGTTGTCAAGATGTCGCCCGCTGCTGCTTGCAACGCGCTTTGTCGTTTTGCTGCCGCAAACTTCGCTGCGTTTTGCACGTTAACAAGCGTGTCGCCGCCAATGTGCATAGCCGCTAAATATTCGCCCGGTGTTGGCATCGCAAATTCGCGTGCAGGTTTTGCCCACAATTTATCTACAGTTGTTTGTGCTGCTTCAACTACTGGGGTTGCTGTTGTGTCGCTCATGGCTGTTTCGTCCTTTGTTGTATCTTGATCTGATTGTATATCGGCTTCGGGTTCTGTTTGGTGGATAGTCTCGTCAGGTTTGCTGGCTGCGACATCGGTGATTACTGCGCCTGTAAACGCGCCTTCGCTAACTAGCGATAGTTCTGACCAGTTGGCCGCTTCAACGATCATTGTGCCGTCCTCGTCGTAACTAAATTTTGTTGGTGTTACGCCTACGGATACTGAGTCAATTACGCCGTCGTTAGCAAGTGTTAGGTATTCGTCGCCTAGTCGAGTGGCGCTGATCTTGGCTGTGAACATCATGCCCTGTGGCGTGTCTACACGCTCAACAACTTTGCCAATAATTTGGTTGCTTTCATGCTGGCCAAGCAGCTTGGGATCGCGTCCGTCAACTGGTAGCGAGCCTTGTAAAAACCTGACCTTAGTTCCGTCATTAACAACTGCAGTTTCGTCATAAGTTACCGCTACGCCTGAGATTGAGCGCGACGGCAATGCTCCTGCCGCCGCTGCGTCAACCGTGATCCGACTGGGGGTCAATGTAATCATGATTGCAATGGTACTCCATTTGGTATCGGTTGTTCGGAATTGTCGTCGCCGTAATCTGCCATCGAGTATTCGCCGGATAGATATTGTGATACGTCAAATTCGACGTACGTTCCGTTAGGAAGTATGTTGTTTTGGCTTAGTGTGCCAGCGATGCAATCTGCGTATGCGCGCACACCAAACGTCCAAAGATCCATACGACTTTCAGCGCTTGACTGATACGAATACGATCCAACCGAAACGCCTGCAAGATACGGCGGGATATTACATAGCCGGCACATTTCCATTGCTTGAAACTCGGCGCTATCTATCAGCAACATCTTGTCGGGACTAGTTTGTGTTTCGGTGTAGGTAACAAATTCGTTTAACGCGGCTGTTTGATTTGTAGATCGCGCGACATTGAACGATGCTGCAAGATCAGCCAACTCCTGCGCCGATAGCGGCTCCCCGCCGTTTTGACGCAAAATACCGGCAGGGATTGCCGACGATGAGTTGCGATAGCGTGCCGCTTCAAGTTGTAGCGCGGTTGCTACCGCTTGCGTTGACTGATAGACGATGCCTTGTATTGGTGACAAAAATTGTACGACATCGTTTGGATCTAAATTGCCGCCTTGAAAGATTATTTGTTTTGACGGCGCAAACCATACTGGCCCGGACTGATCTAAAGTTTGCACCATTGCGGCAGGCAGTCGAGTAAACGACGCAGGTTTTGCGTCCGCCGTACGTGACGTGACATACCAAAATGCGCGACCATAAAAGAATAAATCGTCAAATGTCCAAGACAAAATAAAATTGTTCGGCAACGTAGGGTCAATTTTGTTTAACCAAGTTCTAGGGGCCTGAGGCAATTTTTCCATCTCGTCGCCGTTCCAAACTAACGAAAATTGTTTAAGCGACATACAGCCGATAACTGACGCCATTAAATCTCGCGCTCGACTGACCGTCGGGACGCTCATTGCACGGTTGCGTGCGTCGCCTTCAACATACGAATAGTAAGTGCCGATCATGTTTGCGCCACCATTGTTCACGCTGTTGCTGTAATACGATCCAGCAGCAGCGGCTTTAGTTGGCGGCGGCGATATAGCGGCCTTAGATATTCTGTTAAACAATGCCATTGGCTAAGTATGCCACGACCGTTGCCTGCGCGTGTTGATAGGTGACGCGACTACGTA